GTTGAATGTCCTCGAACGACGCCGAAGGATTTAGCAGAGCGCGTCTTACGCCCGCGTAATACACCTTCTCGATGATCTCGTCTAAATCTTTTAATGAGATCCACATAGCTTTTTCTCCGTAGTCTTTGTAACTCATATCTTTCGTCCTTTCGCGTACTGCCTCTTCTGTTTCGCCGCTTTCTTCGCATCGATAGTCCTTTTTACGTGCATCTTCACGCCCTCTTTGTCCGGTACCACCTCGATTATATCGGAATCATGCTTACGACGCTCAAAATAAGATCGAGCCTGCCGCCAACGGAGAGGATCCAGATCATCAGTCAGATCCACAACATCATCAAGCATCTGAGGAAACATAGAATCAAAGAGATATCTTTGCATACGACGATCCAGTTTCAGGACCTTTCCGGAAACTATGACAAAACCGGGCCAGGGTTTAAGTCCTCCACGCTGCATAATTCGCTCAAAAACGTACCTCTCGTCGCCGGAAAGCGCTCCGGAGGGGTAAAGGTTGTGTTTAACCAAATATGACGCTATAATGTCAATTGACTGAGATCCGAGAGCGGGCTTGCGTGACCAGTAGGCAAACTCAGGATTTCGGCCATCGGGGAACTCCCTCTCCGATGTCATCTTTTTAAGGGTATACCCTACGGTATAGCGAAGGTAATTATTTCCTTCAGACGTGCTGTAATCAATCGGCTTCACGACAGACAAGCCGAGCTTCCAAGCCTTTTTTACCTCACGGTCCGCAATTTCCCAGGGCAGACCGTAGAGGATCACATGATAGTGAGCGCGTTGCGAACGCTCACCGTACTCTCCGACGTACAAATACCTAATCTTCCGGTCTTTGTTATTGAACCTAAGACGCTTCATAAACTTCTGCGCGTCAGAGATCTTCAGGTTACCACCCGGGAACTTATCTGCTTCCGGAAGATACTCCGGAGCATATGTTAGAGTGACAAACGTCACAGATCCAGGATAATTCATCGCTTCCAGGTAAGCTTTGGTGACAATTTCTCTTTGTCGATTGATACGACAAGGCATGCATTGACCGCATGGGACTTTCATACCTTTAGAGTTTGGAAAGACTGTAGGCTGTGAACACTTCACGAAAGATCCTTTCACTTTTTTTTGGCCCATTATATCGGAATGTTGGATGCGCTGTCAATAGTATAGGGTGCTTTCAAGTAAGCACCCTATTTTCGGCTTTCGAAAGGTGGCTGAAAAGAGGCAATTAGGGACGGACCGGAGGTCCTCACTTCGTGTCGTGGAGAGGCTCCCAAGCGAGAAACGATCCGGGGTAGGATCTACGCGCTACGCGCTACACTCTGCGAGGCGAACGGGCTATGAGCCTGGGAGGCTCAAGCGCCCTGATATGAACGAAGAATAGTTGAGTCGAGCTACTCAACTTTCCTGAGTTTAGTAGTTGATATGTAAACTGTACAAGTAAAGAACATTGAGTGGCGAAGCACCTACGGAGGTAGGTTACTCCGCGCCTTGCGGTGCGGGCTTCGCCGGATCCGTCGCAGGATCATTTGTGACGACGCCGGGATCCGGCTGCACATCTCCGTCCGATGACGATGACGGAGCATTATCAGGTTCCGCATGCGAAACAGGAACTTCATCATCCATCTCAACAGCTTCATACGGCGTAAAAGGTGTTTCAAAATCCGGATCATCGAAATCGAGATCCTCTTCATCTTCCAACGTATCATAACCATGCTCTCCAGCCAACTCAGACAACTTTTCAAGCATCTCAGCACGTAAACGATCATAAATAGACATCTCCTCAGCGGGAATATGCTCAACAAGCTTAGGACCGCCGCCGGGCTCTGCTATACCACCAGCTTCAAAGATCCAAGACCAAAGACCAGACGTCTTAACTTGAACCAAATCACCAGACATAACATCAAAGACAAAACGACGATCAGTCGAAGAACGAGGGCCAAGCAGAAAAAGCTTATCACCACGACTTACATATACATAAAATTCATCATCACAATGAATTTCAAACTTTCCAAAATCATCAAACGAATGCTCAAACTTACCGGAGCCGGTATTCCAATCTTGAAAACGATCCATTACAACAATCTCCCAACAGATACAGATTTAACCATACGACGGGCCACGACGTTATTGTTAACAATGATTTGCATAGCATCCTCAGTATAATCAGCAAAAACGCGCTTAGTAGGAATACACTTAATGAAATTTTCATTGAGATTAGGACGCGCCGCAAAATCCCGTGCAAAATGCCAAAAATTAGCTTTAGCAGTTTTCATGTCTCCGGAAATCTTAGACATACAACGGGTATACTCCGAATAACGATCAGAATAACCGAAAATCTCATCATCAGAAGGACTTCCATCTGCATAAATTTCCTTATTCCATACCGGTTGCTGACCGATAGATTGAAGCTCTTTTTGATAGAAATCTTCTTTATCTTGCCGAAACCAAAAACGTTCATTACCAGTAGCATAAATCGAACGCGGAACAACAGACATTAAAGTGATAATCACTCCGTGTTCTTCAAAGAACCGACGGACAGGTTTACTTCGTACATTCGCGACACCATGTCCACGCAAGGTACCAATAGGAGAATTTTTGTCCGCATCCGTTGCGGTTTGCATGACTTCTGAAAACGAAACGACCGACTTTCCACCACCGAGATACTCAGGGAGCTGCAACCGTGCATCAGAAGGACGAATGCCCAAATAACGCAAATACTCAACATAACGCGAACCGTAACGCGCACGAGCTTCGGCGTAGCGCTGGAGCGCAAAAAACTCACGAAACTCAGTAGCAGTAACACCAGTCGCAGCCGTCAGGTCAGCAACAACACCATTACCGGTAACGTCTCCCTTGAGATCAGCGTAAAGCTTATCATTATCATTAAGCACAGTACCGTCAGAATGCTTAACATAGTTGCCATAGCTACCGTTAGCAACACCAGAAACAACCTCTTTACCACCGGAACCGACAAGTCCGGGAGCAATACCAGTCAAATACTTGAGCGGCGCCTCATTTCCAATCGGCAAAGAAATATCCGGACCCTTCTGTTGCCAAGGACGGGCAGCTGTAAAATAGTCTTTACGCCAAGCAACATTAAGCAAATCTACATCGTCAAGTCCAACTTCAGATTGCAAATCCTGATCTCTGTAGAAATTGTTCCAGATCATATTGTAAGCACGAAAAGGAAGAGCACTAACAGAAAGAGGATTCTCAGCAGCGCCTTTTTTCGAAAGTCCCATATAATCAGCAAGTGTTCCAGCAGAAGCAGATACTTCCAACATCGGGATTGTATCAGCATTATCATTATTAGGACCACCAGTTATAAAATCCTCCCATCCGTCCCAAAGGATACGATACGGTACAAACCAATGATGCAGACGAACAGTGACAGGATGCATCGGAGGCGCCAACATCGGGGCCAAACGTATAAACGCAGACGTAGCCATACGAAAAGTATCACCGGGAAGAACCTCTTGTAATTGGACAGGATACAGAACACCCATATTACCGGTAGCTACGCGATAGTTAGAAAGATAATGTTTAGATCTCTTCATGATTACATCCGATAACCGATTTTTCTCAGCCGTGCATGACGACGACGACGAGCAGATCCACGACGGAACCGACGACGAAACGAACCAAAGCGGCGACGGCCGCGACCTCTAAATCTACCGTATCTCATTAGACACCTCCTGTTTTTCATAATGATACCGCATCAGCGATGAAATTCCAAATCATACTTACGTTTTTTACCTTTCTGGGGACGATCCTCAGATCCAAAAGCCTTTTTTGCCGTATAAACATAATCTTCAAGCAAGCGCAATATATCAATAAAGCCAGACGCATCATTATACATCTCTTCACCGACTTTCGGACTATACTTAGAATTTGGATCACGATAAAGGCGACCACCAAAAGGCATCTCCATAGACTTCACACGCTTAGAACCGACAACAACGGAATCCTGCTGCTCCTTAGCCAGGGCAGCTTCCAGGGTAGAACCGGGCTGCAAACCAACGCCAGTCTTTTGACCCTCTATCGAATTAGTACGTGCTTTAACTTCACCGATTTGAGCTTCCAACAGCTCATTTTCGAGCTTTGCACGACGTTTGGCTTCACGCTTGTCAAACGCTCCGGCAATCTTGCCAATTCCCTGGGCTGCAAGATCAGAAGAGCCGGCAGAAGCAGACGGTGAGACCGTACCCATGCCGAGTGCAGCCAGGGGGGAAATTCCCATCTTACGAGCATCCTCGACACGATTTTTGAACGCATTACGAGCCATATCCCGATTTTTATCATCGGTAGACTTCTGATAGAAGCGGTCATAGATACCGCCTGCAAAGTCACCGATACCGCCGACCAAACCACCAATATCAAAACCTGCACTCATTCAGCATCCTTTCCTTTTATGTCGTCGAACTTTTTCCACATTCGGCTTATTTCCTTTCCCAAGACTTCGGAAAACTTCTCGTTTTCGCGATATATCCTTTCGTTTATCCGGGCAATCAAATACATATTTCCCGTCGATAAAATCTGACTTGCGCGGCCCTCGATAGAAAGGGCTTCGTTTAGACGGGGTTGAATGTCCTCGAACGACGCCGAAGGATTTAGCAGAGCGCGTCTTACGCCCGCGTAATACACCTTCTCGATGATCTCGTCTAAATCTTTTAATGAGATCCACATAGCTTTTTCTCCGTAGTCTTT